TATTATTTGTACCGACATAGTAGCAGTTACTAAATCAGTAATTTGTTGTTCATCTTCAGGTAAAAGCTCACCAGTTAAATACTCTATATTTGTTACGAGTGCCTGAGTCCATGCCTGGTCGGCTGATGGGTCAAATCCTCTATTAGTATTTATGGTCGCTTTAACCTGCTCTGCCTTTTCAGTAACGTCATCTAATACTTGTTTTCCAGTACCACCACTATCTATCTTGTAATACTTTACCTCAAATGTCTGCTGTCGTGTTTCACCACTACCTATTCTAGCTTGCATAAACTCATTATTCACAGGTCTAATATTAAAGTATGGAAACTCTCGTTCTCTAAATAGCATATCATAATGTACTGGAACTGCTCCTCCAAATAATCCTTTGAGGATAGAACCAAGTTTATCATATATCGTTTTTGTCTGATTAGCCATCTATTATTCCTTACTAATAAATATCAATAAATTAATCATATACACTTTTATTATCTCGCGTGGAGTTCCATAACTCCAATTTCACCCATATCTACTTCCATAGCCGAACCTTTTATTATATAATAATCTCCAGCGGTATATATATCACTACTACCTGAACTATGTGAGAATAATGCACTTAATCCTTCTCCAATACTTTCATAATTACTGCCAGGTATTATGCCGGTAGATACATCTACGTTAAACACGCCATCATCGTCTCCAGTGGTCGTTTTCAGTCTTATAGTGGAAGCGCTGCCTGTATTATAAGTTCCACCCGTAGTACACTCTACCTTTAAGTATCCGTAATTTCCTGCGAAAGTACCTACTAAATCTAATATTTTCCAATTAGAAGCATCTGCTAAATGTGATTCTGTAATGGTTCCTGTTTGAGTTCCTCTCTGTATCTGGCTGTATAAAGATATATCACCTTTCTTAATACCAGTAATAATCTCTTGTGCTTTAGTTGTTAGTGCATCTGCTCTTACTTCATCTCTACCTCTAACCAATTCTGCACACGCCAATAGTGAGTTAGCCTTTATTAACACATAATCATAGTTTCTACCTGTGGCTGAGTTCTCACGTTCAAATAAAGAGAAATTACCTAATGATGCAACTACATATTCTGCCTGTTCTTTAACCACAGTTTCTTTTAATGTAGTCCAATCTTGTCCACCCTTTACAATAGATGCTGATGGGTGTGATGAAGCTGAAACTATTACATAATCTTCATCACTATTGTAATACCATTCATTACCAGCATCAACAGCATTTTCAGTTGTGGTGGCTGAACCTAAATCTTTCCCATTTAAGTATAGAACTTCCGTATAGCCTGAATTATGAGCAACATATTTACTACCCGTTGTAACCCAACGTGTAATCTCTGTCTTTCTATCATAATCATCTATATTATTTACGATAGCTTTTAAGTCACTTGTAGTATTGCAAAAACTGCTATTAAATATGCTCACCTTAACTCTCCTTTTATTTCTTCATTACTTTTAGGCCAGTTAATACTTTCTTAATTGAGGCCCAAATAAGATCATCTGCTTTACTCGGCGATAAGGCAACTATCTTATCTATTACCATTATGCCAATTAAAACATATTCCCAATTTGATATAATATATTCTATCATTTGTATTCTCCCTGTTAAATAATTCCTACTATTTTAAATGCTATAGTGATCATTCCAATTCCACCAATTCCAACATAAAAAAGTTTCTGTATCCAATTTAATCTTTTTTCGTGTTCTGCTAACTTACCATTCTGTATTTCATTTTGTTTTACTAACCATTGCAAAGAATACCAAGTCTTTTCTCTATAAGTGCTTAACTTAATCGGCATAGGTGGTGGTGTAAAATCAGTGCTATTCATTCTCAAACTCCTTTAATAATAATATTTCTTCATTAAACTCCAATTTTGGAAACTCTTTTGGTAAATAACTCACATCAGTTTTCTCATACCACTCTATTACTTGTAATGGGTTCTTTAATTCTTTTAATACTAATTGTTTCATATCTTTTGGTAATGAGGCTATAATACCATAAGTGGCTCTTTGTAATACATTCCCACAAGCAAAATCTAATGCAATCATTTCTTTAATCTTGTAAATCCACATTTCCTTATCTAATCTATCGTGGTCTTCTTCTGTTAGTTCTCCAAGTTGGTCTTTCAAATAACATGCCTGTTGGTAAAAGTTACAAAACTCTTTCTTCTGTTCTTCTGTACCTCTTATTTTATCTTCTAATCCACTCTCTAATTTCCGTGTCTTTATCTCTGCCCGTTTCTTCTTAAAAATATTATTAGATGTTTCAGCAATATATTTCTGTTCTTCTATATCTACAAATGTTTCTTCCATACCAAACATACTACTCTTAATGCTCGTATATCTACCATGCAATTCTCTTAAAGATTGTTTATATTGCCCATATAAAGTTCCACCTGACCTAACAGTAATAAAATTGTCCTGTTGGAACTTGGTATGATGTGAAGTATGGTCTTTGAATAATTCTTGTAATTTATTCATTATGCAGATGCCCCAAGTGAATGTTGTGGTTCATAAGTCAAATCAGTTACATTAGTCCAAGTATTACCACTCACACTATATTTCTCAACCTTGGGGCCAGAATAATCGTTATTATCTCCAGCAATACTATATCCAGTATCTCCATCGGCGTCTAGCGATGCACCCCCAATATCTACTTTTTCATTATTAGTATCTGTTTTAACACTCCAACTATCACCACTCACACTATATCCCCGAACTTGATTACTCATGCTGAGGGAATCTTCCGGAGCATCCCAACCATTATGCATATATAAATTACCCCCGGCAGTAAATCCGGCACTCCTTCCATCACCACCCACCCAATATCGTAATGAATAAAGTGAAGTCATAACAGTTATAGTATTAGTTGCTAAAGTATATTTATCTGTTGCCCCATTATTTGCACCACCACCACCATCAACATTATCATTAACCATAAACCACTTAGCAGAGGTTGAATCTCTATCTATTACTCCGGAGGGCATGGCCGCCATAAGATGTGAAGCATTTGTGCCAGTATCACTCCAACTATCTCCTGAAACTGAATATTTATGAATATCATAAGTCTTGTGTGTTGACCTCGCACCATCGATGGGCCCATAGGCTTTTCCACCAGTCATATAATAATCACCATTCATTTTTCCGTGAGACCTCTTATAGTTTTCATCTGCAAATTGTGTTAAATTTCCCCAAGAATCACTGCTTATAGTATATCCGGCATGATGCTTATGTCCGTCACTATCCCTACCACCTTGTGCATACACTACTCCTGCAATACCTACTGCTGTGCCTAAATTACATGCAGTTATACTCGCAGCTGTTTTTGCTGTCCAAGTGTTTGCATCGGGATCATATTTGTCTATATTTGCCACAAAACCTGGTGAAGCGGCATCTTCTAAAAATCCAAATAAACAAAATATATTCGCTTCACCTTCACCACCTGCCGCTCCTGGTATATAGTTCCAATAACTCATATTAGATTCTTTCCATCACTAATGTCCAATCCAAATCGGTAATTGCTTCACTACCCGTTATATGTAGGGATAATGTCTCATCTGTAAAGGTGCTTGCACTTGCGTGAAATAAGTTTTCTACTAAGGGTCCTGTTTCAACACTAGCACTTATTATATGTAGACCACCACCCAAATTAACTTGAGAACCACTCGGGCCTATTGCAAAGGATGCCGTTACAGCTCCCGTGACTAAACTCATAGAAGATGATATAATCTTTCTTGCTATACTACCACTTCTAATCAAGGTATAGAAACTACCTGGATGAGTTATAGAAGGTGATTCTATCATACCACTTATAGTTTCTCTAAATCCCATTAAGGTATTATATGATGCTGAAGCTGCAGTGGATGCTGATATCGCTGTTGAAGATGATGGAATATTTGTTAAATTACTACCATTACCTGCAAATGAACCACTAAACGAACCAGATAGTCCTTGAGTGCTTGTATGTCCTTCATATGAACCACTAAACGAACCACTAACACCTGTAAATTCTGTTCCAGTTCTAACCACCGTTCCGTCTACCGCTACAGTAGCACTTGCATTACCATTATAGGTAAATGAACCTATACCTGTTCCATCACTTAAACTACCAACTACACTATCAGCCACATCAGCTCTAATAGATTGAGATGAAGATACTGCGTTAGATGCTGAACCATATAGATATGAACCACTACTAACATATATATCGTGCGTATGCAAGGATCCCGTCATCTCAATTCTATCACCTGCACCATCACCGAAAGTAGAATTACCTGTAATGGATAATCCATTAGCAACTACACTATCTCCTGACGTTATATTTCCGTCTGACTGTATGGTGCCTGATGATGTTATATTACCTGCAACATCTAAAGTTTCTGTAGGAGTGTAATGATTATCACCAATTGCAACACCAGCACCTCTAGCTACCAATTTTGCTGTTAATGTATCTCCTGAACCACTATCTGCTAATTTAAGTGCGAAATACCCTTTTACGCCGCCGGCACCAATATCATCAGCACCATTATCTGCTACAACTTCCAAAGTACCCATAGCGTTGTAATTACTACCATTATACCCGTATGAGTTTAATTGCATAACACGAGTAAATGCATCAACCGCAGTTGGTGTCTTTGGTGTTCCTTTAGAACGCCAGAACGACACATCCCCACTACCATCTACTTCATCATGTATTCTAAACATAGCTGACGATGTAAGTGAATTACCAGTACCATCAGGATGATTAACAACAGTAAATACTGCATTTTGAGTTGTCCCATCAGTAAATGCTAAATATCCCATATCATCCGCTGATCCGCTACCATTAAGAATTAACTGACCAGTAGCTGACTTAAAGAACATAGAACGGCTAACTTCACCTGCCTTATGAACGAATAAATCACCACTACCACTTATATTACCACTAAATCCTCTTGTTCCATCTGCTAAAATATATTGTGTATGGTCGTCATCTGATAATCCACCTAATAAACTGTGGTCTGATGCAGATGCTTCAGTATCAGTTACTCTGGTTGATAATGAAGAACTTGTATTTAATATATCTACTCCATCTACCGTTCCCCCTACTGTAATATTAGTTCCTACATCTAATGCAGTTCCTACATCTAACGATGCACTCATCTCTACCGAACCAGTAAATTCGTGTTTATCATCAGAAGTATCACCAAACATAGTTGAACCACTTGAGAAGCTTTGTGATAAATAAGTTACTGATGAACTGAGGATATATTGTTTTGCTGTTAAATTACCTTCAACTGTTACATCACCTTCCGCTTTAATATTTCCACTTGCAGTTATATGACCTGTTGTGGTTATATTACCATCTACATCCAACACTTCATCAGGATAGTAATTATTCGCACCTAAACCAATATTTCCATCAGACCTAACAATAAATCTTGTAGTTAGAGTATCTCCCGAACCACTTGCTGCTAATTTAAGTTGATATGCACCTGCTACTCCACCTGCACCGATGTGGTCAGCGGCAAACTCTGAGAACATTTCTTGCAAACCTATAGGATAATAATTACTACCATTATATCCATATGAGGTGAGTTGCATTGCTCTATCAAATCCATCTACGGTAAGTGGAACTTTTGCTGTTCCTTTTGAACGCCAGAATGAAATATCTCCAGTGCTATTCTCGTCATCGTGAATCCTAAACATCGCAGAAGATGTAAGTGAATTACCACTACCGTCTGGGTGATTAACAACAGTAAATACTGCTGCCTGTGTTGTAGATCCGTCTGATAATGTTAAATGCCCCATATCGTCATCTGAACCACTACCATTTAGGATTAGTTGGCCAGTATGAGACTTAAAGTATAATGAGCGGCTAACTTCTCCAGCTTTATGCACAAATAAATCTCCACTACCAGATATACCATTAGTATATAGGTCACCTGATTTAATTGTTACATCACCAGTTGTTTTATTAAATGTAAAATCACTTGAACCTGATGTTGTAGCACTATCCTTAAACTGAACCGCTGTATCTGGCCCTGCTGGAGATGCTGATGCAGTTATACCTGTTAAATAAGTACCATCACCCGAAAATGAACCTGAGAACTTGGATGCAGACATTTCACCTATATCACCTAAATTAATATTCGTATTCGGTAATATATCTGATCCTGAAATACTTCCTGATAATTTACCTGCTGCTACCAATCCTGTTAAAGATACTGATGTTCCTGATGCAGTATCCCACTCTATACTATTCTGTAATTTAACCGAACCTGTGATTGTATGTAAATCAGTTATAGTATTACCAAAATTAGTATCACCTGATCCACTTATTACCACCTTGTTAAATTCTGAACTTGATATAGTTAAGTTTTCTATGTTTATATCATCTTCTAATGCTACTGTTGCTGTTGAAGCACCTGTATATGTAAAATCTTGTATATTCTTACCATCAGTTAGTGCATCACTTACTCCTACATTGGTTAAACCACTACCATCCCCCACAAATGAACCACTAATAGTAGAACCACTTATAATTGAACCACTAATAATATTACCATATATGGTTGTGGTTGCCATATCATAAGTTAAAGCACTACCATCTCCTACAAATGAACCGCTAATAACTGAACCACTAATGGTAGAACCACTAATAATACTACCATGTATAGTGCCAGTAGTTAAGTTACTACCTGATATATCACCCACTACATAGAACGATCCTGTGAATGAATGTATATCGTCAGCAGTATCACCGAACTTAGTTGAACCACTTTGATATATCACACTAACATTAGTTAATTCGGTATTAAATTCTTGTGCAGTTATAGTTCCTGTTGCAGTTATATCACCATCTACATTCATAGCACCACTTATAGGAAAATCTCCTATCCAGTCACCACCAAAAGAACCACTAAGCCTCTTGTTTACCGTATCTACTACAACTACGGGGTTTTCATCTTTATCATAAAATATAATTAAATCTGTAAAGTCCTGTTTGGGCTTATACGTCATTTTGTTTGATCTTAAATCAAGGCGTCTTAACTTCATAACTGAATCTCCTTATCACCCGTTCTATTGTGCATAAATATATAATAAGCATAACTATTTTGTATCAAACTATCTAAAGTTTGAGAAATCTTTTTATTTTCTAATAATGTTGTGTTTAACATATCATAGTTCTCCAATTTGAGTCAATGCCTAAGACATCGTCTACAATAATTAATAAAGTGTTCAGCTCAACTGAATAATCCAATAAATATTTGTTATAATATTCAGTATCTAAAAGGTCTTAACATACATATATGCACTCTTAAATATATATTAAATTATCAGCTGAGCCTACACTATTCTATTTTGTTTCGTTTAATTACGAAATTCGTGAGACTACCCGCACGCCATAATTATCCGTCAAAACACCAGCTGCACCAAAGTAAGAGCCAACCCAAGAACTTTTCAGCTTTGAGCCTTCCCTTTCTTCTTCTACACGGATTAGGTCATCCCCACTCCATGCAAATGCCAGACATTCCTTATTTCCAGCAATAGCATCAGCGTTAGGTGTGGAAGCACTAACACTACCAGTAATTTCTGGTGTGGTTAATACATCAAATCCAGCTAAACGACCAACATATCCATTACGGACAGCTTCGTCTTGTGCTGGGGCACCTGCAAAGTTAGAAGTATTTACAAAATCTTCTAACAATCCATAGGTTTTATCCCAAACTTGTTCTGTTGATCCTACATAAAAATAAGGCCCTGGAGCGTGATTGTTACGTAATGTTTTCATTGCGTCAAACAATACATCAATTTTCATTTCCGCAGATCCTGTACCAACAGAGTTGGAAAAGGCATTTGCTTTTTGGGCTAATTGTGCATCCAAGTCAGCTGCTAATGCATTACCTAAATGTTGTCCTAAACGAATCTCTGGACGGTCTACATTAGACCATTTGGCTTCGTCATGCAACGGAAGGTTTATCGCTCTCATAGCAAGCTCATAGGTTCTCTTTTGAGAATCTAATGCGGTTTCACTAACCGTGCCGCCTGCGGAGTGCGATGCAACATCTGCACTTGTTACTTGGTTTGTACCATCATTCCAAACTGGAACTGAAATCTTATCAGCTCTGGGTTCACTAAAAACGGATACTAATGATGTATCAGGTCTCAATGGATTTACGAATACTCCAGCCGTTACGAAACGCTGGATTGCTTCAGCTTGTATAATATCAGCTAATGCACCGGCAAAATTGCCACTATCACCTGTTGCCATAATTAATTCTCCTTAATATGGTTAAAAACTCGGTCATATGCGTTATCCCATCTACGATTCCATCCTTGTCTAATGGATGCTCGTCCAGGTACGGATTCTTGTCCTGTGGACATTCTAAATCCGTCCTCAAAAGGTATTTCCTCTTTTCCATCATAGATCCATTTCTGTTCTCCTTCGTGAGTATATCCGATAGAAACTCTACCTTCTTTATCAGGAGTAAAACCCTTGATATTAGTAGGTTCTTTTATCTCCTTAAACTCCGAAAGATTCAGCGACTTTTTACCAGCCTTTGATCCTTGACTTACTGAACTTGTCGATGATTTTTTCATAATCGTTCTTCTTTAGCTCCCCACGACTAAAAGCATATGCTGCTTGTTGCGGTGTGGTAAATCCTTCAACAATAACAGAGTTACTGCCAGGTTTATCTGAGCTAACACTTGGGACAACTGTTTGCACCTCGTTTTTGTTTGTAATTTGTTTCATATAAGTCCTACGTTCTGCAAACGGTAGAGATTGTAAAATAGTTTTACTATCTTCATTATCACCTAATTGTTCTAACCAGGTCGTAGTCCTTCTCTCTTGATAATCCGTGTATTCCTTAGCTAACGGCTCATACTTGGTTAGTTTATCTTGCAACTCTTTAAGTTGTAAGTCTTTAACTTCCAAAGTTTTTCCTTCATCTTCAAGGCGTTTTAACTCTGCTTGTTTTTGAGATTCTACCTGATTATCATAGGCTGATCTCATCTCTTTTAAAGCATCATTAACTTCTTTAAACCTTGCATAAGGGATACTGTCTGGGACTGTTTTGACGCTGTCTGATTCAGCGGGAGCATTTTGTATAACACTTTGCTCTGAAGTGGTTTCACTATTTACGGGAGTGACCCCTGTTTCTATTTCACTCATAGTTGATTTCCTCTTTTTAACGTCTTGTTTGACTTGTTAATAAATATCTTTTAATGTAAAAAAATCATAATGTTTATATATATAAATATTTTGTGTATATTTATTTCCGTTTTCTAATTAATGGTTTGGATAAATCTTCTCCTTTATACGAAACTGGCACCATAACACATCTACAATTATCTCTACATATTGAAAATCCACTACCTGGTAATCCTATTAGTTGGAAAGTTTCTAATGTTTCTATTCTATTATGTCGTATAACACAATCAGGACATACTCTCGTATCTGATACTGTAACCCATCTAAACTCCTTTATTCCTGCCTTTCCATATAGATTTCGTTGTGCTGCACCTGAGGCTAACACTATAGCACTCTTTATAGTATTCTTTATTCTATTTCTAAATGCACCGAATAACCTTCCTTGATTGATTAAATCTGTTTCTAATGTTGATATAATAGTAGCCTCATCCATACCATATAACCTCATACTGGATATTAATTGTTCTATCTCTAATACTGTAATGGCCACGTCAGATTGTATTTTCTGTGATAGTATTGTTTCTACATCTTTAATATTTGGCATATTATAAAGTTTCTAACAGTTTCTTAAATTGTATTCTAGCTATCTTCTCAATATCTTTTTGATGTTTCTTACTTATACCGAACCACTCTCTTTTAGGTAAATGTCCTGCTCCTTCTTGGTGATATGATAATATATCTTCTCTATCTTTCGGTACAGCAATAGTAGCTTTGTTCTTCTTTCTTTCTTTTACAAATGTTCCTTGTGTCATTCTACCTGTGCCATATAATGGTGTGGGTGGTTTAGGTAATCCTTGTTTCCTTTTCTGTCTTATAGTTTCTGACTTTAATGGTGCTAACTTCCCACTAATACCTTCTCCTCGTGTTCCTCGTTTCCGTAAGTCTATTACTGTGGCATCAGCAACATCATTTAATATCACTTGAGTAATCTTTGGAAGTTTTTTCTTTAACCTTTTTAGTTTATTAGTCCTATTAATTACTATCTTTATTTCCGCCATTATGATTTCTCTATAATCTTTTTAGTAGCATCTTCCACAACTTTATAACTCTGTTGTATCTTATCCACGTGTCGTTGGGAGAACTCTACAGCAATCTGTCCTATAATCTGTCTTGGGTTCTTAATAAGTGATTTAATATCAATACTATCAAGTATTACTTTATCAGCATCTTCTCCTACCTTCACTTTCAGGTCATCTAACTTATCTAAATACTTGTGTAATATAGTAGCCATTATATACACCTTATATTAATGGAAGGATTGGAGTAGTTTGTTTAGATGCCTGTTCAGCATCTGCTTCAGCGATTATATCATCAAGTTCTTCTTCGGTAATGTCGGGGTTCCGTTTCTCCAATAATCTCTTTCTGGAAGTCAATCCTAATGTGAGATCGTGTTGTTCTTGTGCTCTTTCATCTTCACTGGTAATAGTTAAATCAGGTTCTACGAAATTAACACTATATTCATCTCCAACTGATATTCCATGAGTCTCTAATATAATTCTATCTAAATTGTATCTGATCTGTTCGTGTGGTCTCCATATATCTTGTATACCGGCTTCCCTCTGTTCTGTATTCTCTACTTCCATTAACTGCAATGCACGACCTGATGGAATATCTCCACC